CAGAATCGTTGACGATTTCATAATCGCCGGTGTAAGTAAATTCGGGGATGGTGTTAAACGAAATCGCCGTGCTGTAATCAGTTGTGACCACAACATTCTTTTGAGCGGTCTTTCCGTCGCCGGTGATGGTAACCGTCCAAGTTCCGCTTGCAAGACCCTTGAACACCACAACACCCGTTGTGCCGGAGTTCTTGGTCTTTGTTTTGCCATCCTTTGAAACAGTCACCGTGACGTTCGCCGGGGCTGTGACGGTAAGGGTGCCGCCTGTGCCGCCGCCACTGGCACCAAATCCATATAAAGGCACTGCAATGCTCATACGTACACCTCCACCGTAATCGGAATGTCCACCGTGGGCTTGTCCTCAAGGCAGGTAAACGTCAGCACGCTGCCCGACCGGGAAGCGAAGCTCACCATGCCGCAGGCCTCTTTCAGCGCGACATTGGCAGGCGTGTCACTTCCATACACCGGATAGGCCATAGCTTTCTTTGCGTCCGTCATGCCTTCGATGGTCACAGACTGGACATACGGCGCACTGCCAGTCCACCCGGAAACGGTCAGTGTTGCGGAGACGGAAACTGTTTTGACGCCGTTCAGAGCCGTGTCAACGTATGATTTATGGACTGCGTCATCGACGGATACCGGGTCGGCCAGGCTCGTAATCCGATGTGCGCGCATGTCTATGGTTCCGTTCACGACGATGTCCCCGGTCACTTCTCCACCCGATGCCGCCAATGCGCCAACATCGGAAGCGGATAAATTGACGTTACCGCTGGAATTCGGGGCTACACCGCAAACGGTGGATACCGCACCTGTGCCGTCAATGCCCATGCGGGAGACGGAGTAGGCATAAATAGGTTTTCCGGAATTGAACGTCATCGCAACTCGCGTCCACAGGTAAGCGCCCTGTGCTACCGTGGGAATGCTGCCTTGCCAGTTTCCGGACGGTATAATATTCCCGGATGTGCTGGCTTGATATGTTACGGACTGGCTGGTCAACAGCGCCGGGTTCCCGATGTCGCCCTTTTCACCCTTGATCTCGAACCACTGATACTGCGTCCAGTCCGTGGGGGCGGTTGCGGAATTGCCGCTGTATACGCCCATCCAGTTGTCAGGGAGAACACCGAAGTTGTGAGAAGCTGCCGTAGGTTCCTGCGCCGCGTACCGAATCCAGACATATGCGTTGTCGCCCTTGTCACCTTTCGCGCCGTTCGTGATGGTGAACGTGCTGTTGGTGCTGTCGTTGTAGGTGATACGGTACGTGTCTACCAGCCCGCTGGTGGAGATTTTGGAAACTCCGGTAATGCCTCTGCCGTTTTTTACGGGAAAATCAAAGGTCGTGGTGTCTGCCATGGTAATGCGGTATGTGTCCGTCAGGCCGCTGGTAGACTGCTTCACGATGCTGCTGATACCGCCATGGCCGTCAGCGGCGGCGGTCAGCCAGTTCAGCAGAATCTGTCCCGTCAGCTTCTTTGCCGCGCCGTCCTGTTCCAGGACGAAAAGGTCAGCAGCTTTTATCTGTTCCGCTGCAATCAGCTCGGATATTGCTTTATCTGCGATAAGTCATCCCTCCTCGACATCGGTACTCTTTTGGGAACCGGTAGGCGCAGACAGCACCTGCGCCACTTCTTCAATGGCCTGCATACTGCCCAGCATCCTGTCCCAGTTTTCCCGTCCTGCGACCTGAACGCCCTCAAGGGTATTCAGGACTGCCCTAAGTTTCATTACAGGGTTCATTTTTACTCCTTTCCCAGCACCACACGCACCGCGCCGGTTTCCGGTACGATAGCGATTATCTTCGTATATTGGGCGGCGTACTGCCCTTCCCACCACATTTGCACCGTCTCAGCGGGATTTGCAAATACCGTGGCAATCGTCGCCAGGGATTCCCCGAGAATACGGATGTTTATCTGCCCCGCCTGGGGGAAAGGGTTGAAATAATCGCAGTCGAATTCTTTGCCTGTTGCGGTTTTCAGTTTTTCCATATGTCAGCCCTCACTAATACAGTTTGTGGAAATCCGTTTCCGTCCTTAATTGTTCGCCAAGCTACTTCGGCGTCTTGGAAATAGAAGCTCGACGCACATAGTACGGCCGCATCAACGTAACTTGCGGTATTCCACCCATTGAACACACCATTTGCAAAATCCGCATACCCGAGCGATGTATTGATACCTCCGCTGGTGCAAGCCGTTGATATGGTGTTGTAGCCAATTTCCGAGCCGTAGACACTGTGACTGGCAAGACCTGACCCGTCAAGGTACCCGTCGTTGCCACCGTAGTCAATCATACCAGCGCTGACGCTTCCCCGGAAATAGCCATGCTCAGCGTACAGATCGCCGGTCGGCGTAATCTGCACGCCGTTAGCCTCAGAGCCGCACTGGATGCCGTTGACACCAATGTAAATACCCCGGCTGTTGGTGCCGTTCCAGCCCTGATTGTTATAGCTTAGGTAGTCGGATTGGATATCAAGACCGCCGATTTTGCCGCTTAAGGCGATGAACTTTCCACGGACTTCTGCACCGGATTTGGTGATCCGGAACACCGTGGTATTGTTGGCCTTGACCGTCCAGGAATCGTCAAGCAGCTCCCAACCGAAGGACGAGCTACTACCGCCAGTTTTGGTCACCCGCGCGGAAATCTGGTCGCTCTGAACGTCCAGCCGCGAGGTGAGTTCGTCCCCCTGCTCGATACGGGCAGAGACTTCGGCGGAAATCTGGTCGGCCTGAATTTTCAGTTGCGCCCGGGTTTCTATAAACTGACGTTCTACCTTACGTGTTTCGTGGGATTTATAGGGAACGGATTCGTCGATTTCCTCAGCGCCGGGGGCGGAAACATCCGCGCGTATCATTTTCCCGTAGGACTTTGACACGCTGTAAATGCCGCCATAGGTTCCTTTAACCTGAACCGCGTCTCCAATCTCCGCCGCCGGGTCTAAGATTGCGCCTGTAGCCGTATATGTTTGGTAGGAATAGCCGTTGATTCTGGCCAACATATCGTTTGCCATTTTTTGAGTTCCGAAAGGGTTTTCGGAGATCAGTTCCTTGCCGCTGTCTGTACCCGCCGTGTACTCCACGCCGTCAGCAACCTTCAACGTGACACGGCTGTACGCGCTGAGTGGGTCTGATATTTTCAGGCTGTCGGCGGCAGACCCGATGATGAATTTATCAAACAAGGATTCTGACACCTCCAAACGTGATCGCTCTGTTATCGCTTCCGCCAACAATCAGATAGTTGGTTTCCTTCGGAAGACCCGTGAGCGTGACAAGCATCAATTCTCCGGCGGCCGTCATAGCCCAGGAGCCGGTGTACATTGCGCCGATGTAGCCAATGACCTCACGGCAGCTGTACCCGGCAGGGTACTGGATTTCGTAGCCAGAGGTGACGATTTGATATACCCGGCTATCCAGCGAGATGCCGACTGCATCGGAAATCTCTTTCAGAACTTCAATGTCACTTGCAGGCCAGTTAAGGGAGGATTCTGCCGGATAGTCTTCTTCCAGAAGCAGCATCCCGTCGTATCCGTGGAGCGTTAGTTTTGTCCGGTCGCCGATTTCTCCTTCGCTCCGTTTGTCAATGTAATACTTTCCTTGGGGTAGCCATTCAGAGGCGGCATTCTCATTTGCAGCTCTGATATATGGCCGAAGAAGCGCACGTTTTGGGATATCACCATATGGATGAATCATTTCAACGTTGATCTCACCGGCGCAGGTTTTTCCAACGTCAGGAGAATCGGAAAGAAGCGGTTGCTTCTGCTCCATGGATATCAGCAGCTCTTCACCGTAGCCGGTTTCGGCGCCACCGCTATCTACCAGAATGCGCACTCCGCCAAACGTGATTGCGCTTCCGCTTTTGTCAATTAGCTTTCCGGTATCACCGATGCAGAGGCGGTTTTCAAACCAGTGGTTGCCAGCTACAATGTCCCGGTATTCCTGTGATACGTTCTGCATAAGCGCCCGTCACCTCTCAATCAGTGGAAAGGTAATGCCGCTCCACCAGTCATCTTCCGGTTTTTCAATTAGGAACGATGCCGGGTTATTGTTGGAGTACATGGTCACGCCGTACCGTTCCCCGCTCATGGGGTCGTAGTAGTCAACGGTCACATACTCCGGCAGGATGGTATTCAGCACCAGGCGGGCTTCCTCTGCCGTCAGAGGGCGGCAAGTGATGTCCAGGCGAATCTTGGTGGCTACTCTGCCACGCTGCATCATGCCGTCCATGGTGCGCCCGGAATTGGGTGCATCAATGTCGTTGCGCTGCCACTTTACGCCCTGTTTGGCGATGAACGGCATGAAGTCCACGCCGTTTATCTTGAGCATCATCTTCATGCCGTTTTCACTCCTTTCGATTATCCATACATTCTTGCGTTCCTGCGCTGGGCATCCCGGACAGCCCGGTCAAAGTCATATCCGCCGCCACCTCCGTTGTCCTGATTCCGCATTTCTGCAATAATCTGCTGAGCGACAGCATATAGGGCGTTGATGAGGTCTTCGTTTCCTTCACGGGTAGCCGTTGCGATACCCTCAACAATCTGGTCATTGTTGGCAACAGCCGTTCTTCTGCCAATAGAGCCAACCATTTCTGCGCCCGCTTCACGGGCTATAAAGAGTTGGCCTTGGTCTACGAAACCGCCGTCGGCATACCGCGGAATGGAAACTGTTGGAATCGCCGAGATACCGCCCGTATATCCGATGGTGCGCATAAGCGCATTTACAGCAGATATAATGGTATTTGTTGCGTAGATAATGGAGTTAAGCCCGATCGCCATGTTACCTAACACGTTGTTCCAGTAACCGGCAAAGGAAATACTCACGCTTGACCAGAGGCTTGTCCACCCGTTTAAGAACCGGTTGGCGAACGTATTCTGGGCTGCCAGAATATCGCTGAACGCTGCTGTAAGCTTGGGCGTTTCCACAACCATTCCCACAGAGAATCCCGTAACCAGTTTTGAACCAGCATCTTTCAGGTTTGTAAAGATTCCAGTAGAAAGCTCGATGGTTCCCGCGTCACCGGTCAGTTGCTTCATCGTGGTCATAAATGTGATATAATCGGTCAGGAGCGTTACCGCCGTATCTAATTCCCCGTTCGCAGTGGTAAGCTTTTCATTTAAAACGGAGGCATCACTTGCTACGGCTCCGACCTTATCCGCAAAATCACGAATTGGATTTCCTGCGAAAAGTTCCCTAAACCCGCCGACAATGCTGTCCCAAGTGATGCTACCCATGCTATCGGTGTAATTGGAGATTTCAGACGCCAAATTGGTCATGAATACCGTGAAATCATGTGTGTCGGATGTAAGCTGTGGAAGCGCACCATTCAGGTCTCGCATAGATGGGGCCAAATTGCCATTAAGCTCGTCTGCAACCGCGACAAGGCTTTCCGTAAAAAGTATGAACGCGCCTGCCAGCTCAACGAGGATTGCTGTTCCGAGCCCGATAGCCAACGGGAGAAGTCCTGCCGTTCCAACCGTTGCTGCTCCGAGCGCGGCTGTAACAACGCCGATTCCGACAAGCAGTCCGGTTCCGATACCTATTGCAGTGGCGATATCCTCACCATTATTCAAAACGGGTTCCCACGCCTTGCCGATTTCGTCCAGTCCTTTTCCGACGCCCCAAATTTCCGCAAGAAACAAAGCGGTCGCAACTCCAAGTTCCAGAAGAATGGCCGTTCCTATGCCGACATTCAAAGCTACCGTTGCTCCGGCAGTGCCAAGAGCATAACAGGCGACGCCAATAGCGGCCATAAGTACGGTTCCGACGCCAACAGCGATGGTGACTGTTCCGGCATTGTCAATGACCGGCTGCCACGCTTCGCCGACCTTGCTCAGTTCCCAGCCAAGAACCGCGATCGCGCCAACGAAGATGATTGCGCCAGCGGCGACTTCGGCAAGAATCCCAACGCCAAGACCGATGTTTTTTGCAAGGCTAAGCATTTTGGGGCTTAGGCTTCCACCGATTGATTCTCCGAGATTCCCTGCCGCTTCTGCCGTCTGAGATACAGATTTCGCGGCGTTTCCGGCATTGGATATGCCTTTTAGCTTGGAGAAAAGGTCAAGAGCAGTGGCGATGCCACCCATGATTTGGATTGCGCCGATCAAAAGCGTTGCTTTATCAACGCCGCTCCAATCGCCCTTTTTAATTGCTTCCCAGTTGGCAGCAATTTCTGTTATGACGGAGGAAAGCCCTTGAATAGCCATTGCCCAGCCTGAAACATCTAAGCGCTTAGTGAAAAAGCCAATTCCGATCGCAACGGTTGTTAATCCGCTAATGGCATTGTTGGCATTGCCCCAGTTCACCCCATTGTCTGCAATGTCCTTTATGGCACTTACAATTTTGACAACGCCCTGCACCAGTTTAAGGGCACCGGCAATATTGTATTTGCCTTCCCACAGCGCGATGTCGCCGACCATTCCCGCAAACTCGCTTATAAGTTTTGAAACGTTGGAGAAGTTTGCTCCGTTCTCCTGAATGTCTTTCAGGGCTTTCATAAACTCGTTAAGGTCGGCGATAAGACCGATTCCGCCGAGCGTGAGAGAACCAACCTTAGAGATGTTTTTGAAAAAGCCGGAAAGGGTATCTACACCGCGTATAAGCGATTCGGATATCTTCCACGCCAAAAATATCGCGGCGATGCCCTCCGCAATTTCTCCGATTTCTTTCAGGTGGCTTGTAATCCAGTCAACGGCAGGCTGTAGCTTTTGTTTCCATGCATCAACAGCTTCCGTGATAGCGCCGCCCAGAAAATCGTAATCCTCCGGGTTGAGGTCTAACAGTCCGCCGCCACCGGAAGCACCGCTTCCGCTCCCGCTACTGCTCTGATCTGGGAGAACGTTCAGTTCATCAAAACCGGCAAGATAGCGTTTTAGCTCTTTTGCCGAACCGGCGGCGCTGCCCATGTTGTCGGATATGTCACCCGTTGCGCCGGCTGCCGTATTGAATGACTTCCCCCAATCGACAGAATCGGCAATTTTGATGTTAAACAGGTTTGCAATCGCAGATATGATTTGCCGAAGTGCAGAAGCTACTGCAATCAGGGGAGGCAGCACCTTGTTCAGAATAGGAATAAACAGATTGCCAAATGCCTGTGAAGCCTGTTCCAGCTGTGAACGCAAAATTCGTAACTGGTTAATCGGGCTGTCAAGCTCTCTTGCCATTGCTCCTTGCACCGTTGTCAGCTGCGTCATCATAGCGTGATAACGCAGCTGCGCCTTTTCAGCCTGATTCATGCTAGAAACGCTCTTATTGATGCCTAAATTGACACGCTCTTGCTCCAAATATGTATCAGACAGATCAACAGAGAGATTTTTTGCCGCCTCGCTTAAATCGTCCATTTCCTGCTGTAGACGGGCAGCAGACAGGTCGTAGCCTAAATTTCTGAGCGGTTCGAGTTCACCGGAAATACCGGAACGAACCTTCTGCATGGTTTCCTCAAAACTTAGATTGTAGAACGCCGAAAGGTCATATCCAAGCTGTGTTAAGTTCTTGGACATGATTGCCGCCTTGTCCCCGGCAACACCAAAACCTGTGATGATACTCTGGAAAACGCCTTGGTTTTTCATCCACTCGGCGGGGTTAATGCCCATAACCTCGTTTACCCTCTGAGCATAGTTATAGGCTTCCTCCGCATACTCACCCATGGAAACTTGAAACATGGCAAGCGTTTCCTGATAATCGGAAGCTTTCAGGATGGCATTTGAAATTAGTTTCGTTGCAGCGCGATACACCACAGCAAAGCTAAGACCTTTCAATGCAGAACTCCACGCATTTGTGCTTGTGGTTGCCCGCTTTACCGTTCCGTTGTACTGCTCAGTCGATGTAATCAGCCTTTGAATTCTGCTTGGAAATGCCGAAAACCCGGAAGCCACCTTGTTCATTTCATCCGCAAAGGGCTTCATGGCCGAAGCCAAGTCTTTCATCTGCTGAGTGAACTTGCCAATGTCTGCCTTTTCCAAATCTGTGATGACCTCAGGCAGCTTTTTCAGCTGGTTGATGAAGGAAGTCATATTAGACCGGCCAAGCTCGGACAGAGGCTGCAATCCGGATGCCAGATTCCGCAGTTTTTCCCCGGGGGTGTCTGGCAGATTGGTGATTGCTTGATTGATGGCCGCCAGCTGGTTTCCAATGGACGCAGAAATTTTCAGGCTATCCGTCTGGTCTTTCAGGTTGCCCAGGGAGCTGCTAATGCGGTTCATCTTGTTCGCAAAATCGCCGGTATTCATGTTGTTCACGGCATTCTTGATCTGCGAAATTCCCGCTGCAACTTTGGAAAGGGCAGTTGTGGAACCGCTGATCGACGTTTTTAGCTCTGTCAACTTTTTTGCCAGAACCTCCACCCCTGCGGATGCCGCGGCACTGTCATTCACAATCTGAAACTCAATGCCCTGCATTTCCACATTGTCAGCCATTCCCTTCACCGCCCTTCTTCTCAAATTTCTTGTTGATGGATACCATAAACATCTCCATCATGGCTTTCGCCTTTTTGTCGCTCTTTTCCTGCTGGGTCAGCTGCTTTTCTCCACTATCCGCCGCTTTCCGCTGCCCAGTGTGCAGCTCAAAGGGCTGCTCCCGGTAGGGAATCGGCTTCGGAGGCTTCTTGCTGAAACTGAACCGCAGAACCGGGGCGGCATCCAGAAGGGCTTCATAGTAATAAGCCCCTTGCATCCACATATCCTGATTCTTCAAGTCCCGTTTGATCTTGTCAGCTTCCCGGTAGGCTTTCACCAGTTCCACGTCCTGATTCCAGAACTGGTCATAGGTCATGCCGATTGCAAGATAGTACGGGAATAACTTCTTGAAGATATTTGTGTAAGCGTAAGAGGGGGTAGGGGTCTCCCCACCCCCTCCGTTTTCGGAAAGAAGTTCGCTTACTCTACTGCTTCCCAGCCGGGGTTTCCCTCGTTTTCCTCTTCATCATCGGAAAGCAGGGTGTACACGGCCTCGGAGTACATTTCCGCCAGCACCTTCACAAGGCCGGACTTGTTGCTCAGCCCGTCATAAATCTTGTTGATGGTAGCAACCTTGGTGTTGGGATGATTCGCCGCGAAAGCGCCGCTGAACAGCATGGGGATCATGGTAGCGGGCTTGTCGCCAAGCTCATTGATGGAAAACCCGGTCTTCTCCATGGCGGAAACCGTGGATCGGGTGAACTCCAAACTGTACTTCTTGCCGTTGTAGGGAATGCAGATTTTCTTAGCCATCGCTAATCCTCCTTAAAAATGTGTGGTCTGTGTTTTGGCTCAGGTCGCGTCGTCCAGCTCAATGGGCGTGGACGGGGCAATGGAAATGTTCAGGTCTACAACCTCGTTGACGCCGCCGCCGGTGGGGTAGCAAGTCAGCTGACCATCGAACTTGAACTTGCCGTCAGAGCCGGTAGGGGTCAGGTTCGTGCCGTCACCGGTTCCGCCGAACCACACAGCGTAGCTCTCGGTCTTTCCGTTGAGAGCCACCAGCTTCTTGTAGTCATCCAAGGTGTAGTTCGCCGTGAAGGAGAGGGCATCCAAGGACTGGATACCGGCGATGTAGGTCTGCATCTTGTCAGACAGGGTAGTGGTTTCCAGCATCTCCGGATCGCCGCCCAGATCAGGGAATTCCTTGATGTCAATGAGCTTTTCGTAGGTGTTGCCGGTGGTTCCCTTTTTCATCAGGAAAACTTTATACGTGCTTATGGCCATGTTTAATCATCCTTTCGTTGTAATAAAAAACGGGCTGCCTCCTGTGAAGCAGCCCTTCGGCTCTCTTTCCGCCCTTACGGAAAGGTAAAGCATATTTACCTGCGGTAAACTGTTCCGCCGTCCGTCTCCGCCCGATACCGGGCTACCAGGCGGTAAATCGTCCCGTTTTCCATATTCGGAACAGGGGACAACGAAATTCGCGTGAAATTCCGTTTGTAGAGCATTTCGTCTATAACGCCCATGATCTCCCGGCAGGCGCTTTTCTTGCTCCCCGCCTTGTCGGAGTAGACATTGACCTCATACATCACCGTGGCGAATTTCTCACTGCTGCCACTGTCCAGGCGGTTTGTGGACATATAATTGTCCTGCTCTACGATGCTCACGTAGGGGAACTTTGGCGGGGCATTCACATATTCGCCGGAGACAGTGATTCCCTTGAAGCGCTTGCGCAGGGACTCAGCAATTGGAGTGTATACCAGTTTCTCAATATCGATCATAGACTGAATACCTCCTTGACGATTCTCGGAAGCTCCTGCTCAATTTGTTTTCTCGCCTCATACATGGGCATTGCAGGAGGATTTCCGTATGTGTGGCCGCCGCCCTTGTCTTTGGGCAGATACCAGCCTTTGGGGTCGTCCCAATGACCTTTCCCGTCCGGGTAGGTGCCAGCCCCCATGCCAAACTCCGACGCTTCCGGGTGTCCGGTTCCGTAGGTGATACCGGCTCCAAATTCAATGAAAAGGACGGATTCCCCATCGGCCTTTACGGCGTAACCATTCGGGATTGCCACGACGGACACGGTTGCATCCCTCATCCCGGTGTAAACAGCCCGTGAGAACCGGATGGAAGCCACAGAAGCACCCAGCATTGCCAGCCTTTCGGCCAGTTCCTTTGCCTTGTCCTTCTGCCAGCGTTTGTATTCCTTCAATTCGTCCTGAATCTTCTGAATGCCGGAAACCGACAGCGGAACCACGATTTTCTTGTAGCTCACGACACGCTCACCTTCGTAACGGCGATGGACACTGAGTTCAGAGACTTTGCCACCCGTCTGACCATGTAGTCATACAGGGGCTTCCCGTCCTCGTCATACACAGGCTCCTTGTCCAGAAACAGCACGGTATTCTCGTCAACGGGACAGGTCATGTCATCCGTAACGATGACTTTGTCATACCCGGCAAGATTGCCGAACTGCTCCACCTGAGAAGCCCCGGTCGCAGCGGATACGTTGGCGCGGAAGGAAACGGCAGGTTTGTACACAACAGTTTCCTCGCCGGTTTCGTTGCCGTCTTCGTCGGTGACAGGAACTTTCCGGTCATACAGCAGATACCAGAAGCTTTGCTTGTTTCGCTCCATGATTCTCATACTGTCACCTCACAGAACCCCGGCCATGGGGACGATCTGTCGCATCATGGATTCCGGAACGTCCCCGTTCTCGTAGGAACGGGAAATGCCGTTCTCGCTGTGAGACAGTTCACCCTCGCCGCCTCGCTTGTTCAGAAGATACGTAGCAATCTCCACCTGTAGATAGCTGTACTGCTCCGGAACCTCCATAATGGAAGGGTCAAACGGGTATGCCCTGCGGCAAATCTTACTTGCCGCAATGCCAAGGTAGGCAGAAACCGTGCTTTCGTCGGTTTCATTCGCCATGGCTTTTACCAATGCGTTTTTCTCGGCTTCCTGCACGGTTTCTTACCTCCTTTCATTCTACGGGTTCTCCCGCCTTCTTGCGTGGTTTCTTGATAACGGGAATAGGATTATTCTCCGATAAACCAAACTTGGTGATAACTTCCTCGCGGGTGAGCGGTACGGGGTCGTTGAGTGTATCAACGACTACCGTTCCCATCACCACAGAAGTGCTCTCCAGTTCGCGCCGGGTAATCACCTTGTCCTTTGCGGTAAAGCCCACGTTGCGAAAGTGATCTCCCTCGCGCACATACACTTTCCCGTCAGAAACATAGAACATGGTGAACCTCCTTAGCCGTTGGTGATGATCTTTGCCAGAGCAATGGTCTTCGGGTCGGCCACGATAGACCAGTTGGCAGATGCCGCAAGCTGTGCATCCGTGGGAGAAGCGGTGTAGCCGGAAGTGGGCTTGGTAAAGCTGAAACCGTTGGGGTGCATGGTTTCACGGATACGGGTGACCAGCGCGTCATAGCCGCCGCCCTTGAGCGCGTCACGGGTCAGTTCGGAAGGAACCTTCACGGGAGCGGGGGCGTACTGAATTGCGCCAAGACCGAGGACGTAGGTGGTGTAGGTGGCCGCTTTCGCACTTTCTCCGCTGGTAGCGGCGGTGGCGGGGCAGCTGTCATCTACGACAACAGTCATGCCATTCACGGTGCCAATGCGGAGTGGGCGCTCAACGCCGTTGGCGTCGGTGTATTTCAGGAAGTCCAGCAGCTTCAGGCCAGCCATATTGGTGGCGACCTTACTGTGCATGAACACCAGCCGGAAAGCGTCCTGATTGTCGCCCACGGCCTTCTGAATCGCATCGCCAATGGTGGTCGCGCCCATCTTGTTTGCATCCGCAACAGTGGTGGATGCGGAAGACAGGTCAGTGATGTGGTTCGCCCAACCGGCAAACTCACCGCTGCCGGTCACACCGAACACAGCATTCAAGATTTTCAGCATGATGGACTGACGCTGCTTCTGCCAATACTTGGACACCTGAGACACGATCTGCTGCATGGGGTCGGCGCCGCTGTTGTAATCAACGATGAAGTCCTTCTCCTTCCAACCGTGGGCGCGGCCAAACACGATGCCATTCTGAGCGCTGCCTTCGGGGTCGGTCAGGGTGATGTCAGTTGCGCCATCGTAGTTCTCAGGAGTGCCGCCAATGACTTTGTAGAACGGCAGCGTATAAAAGTCAGAGCCGTTGGAAATCAAGCCCGCCAGTTCTGCGTTCGGGGCGACAGCGCCGCTTTCAAACATCGCGGTCAGGGTGGGGTCTTTCGCATTTGCCCAGTTGTAGTTAAACAGCTCGGAGTCAAACGGAAAGCCAAGATAAGTAGCCATAATGTTTTACCTCCATAATCACTTCAAAATTGTTTTCCAGTCAGGATTGTTCTTGATAAACTCCATTTGGGATTTGGTGTCGAGTTTCAGGAAATCCGCCTTGGTCATTGCGCCGCCGGGGTTTCCATCCGCGCCTCTGGGCGTTCTTTTCAGCTTGTCCGCAATGACTTTTTGGGCGTATTTTTCCAAAAACGTCTGGTTGTTGGCAAAAACCGTAGCCATATCGCCGGATTCCATAGCCGCCGCAGTAGCGTCCGCAAGGGCTTCATCATAACCCTGAGCAACCAGCTTTGCTTTGTAACCGGCAACGGTTTTTTCCTTCCGCAGACCGGCCAGCTCCTTTTCCATGTTCTCCCACTTTTCGGCCTGCTCCTGTTGCTTCCTCTGCTCGTCAGTCAGAAGCGCATTGTGCTTACGCCGCCATTCTGCGGCCTCGGAATTGGCCTTAGAAAGGGCATTTTTTTGCCTTTCCAGCTCTACGGCGTTGTCCTCGTACTCAAAGCCCTCCAAAGCGGCAAGCTTCTGTTCCGGGGTCATGTCCGCATAACCTTCAATGAGATTTGTGTCGATTTTTGCCATAATTATTCCTCCTGCGTTTGGTGAGGCGGTTCCCTCCGCCGTGATCTCTGTTTTTTCGGGTTGTCTCCCGTCTGCGTTTTTGATAAAGCAGCTTCCCTGCTGCTGTTATGGAGGGCTGTACAGGCTTCGATCCTGTGACCTGCGGATTAACAGTCCGCTACTCTACCAACTGAGCTAACAACCCGTGTAACCCCGACTTACGGTGCCGGGGAACCGCTTTGCCCGTTTCCGGGTTTCATCGCCGATAGGGAGGCCATCGGCGATATATATGGCGCGAGGCCGATTTGAACGGCCTTCTGTGGGGGAGAGGTGAACCCCACTCGCTGTCTGCCGCGCCAAATTTTCGTCTTCTATTCTTCATGTACTCGGCTTGTGGCCGAGGAAATATTTTTGTGGGACGGGGCAAGCTACTTTGAGCTATCGTGCGCTTATGTACACTTATCACACAATGCTGTTCCTTCTCCTTCGCTTTGGCTGCCTTGCGCATACAGCAGTTATCGGCGTGCTTGAATTGTCCAGCACCCCGCTGGTTGCGGCAGAAAGAATCGAACTTCCATTACATGGGTCAAAACCATGTGCCTTACCTTTTGGCTATGCCGCAGTGTAAAAAAGAAGGGCTTCCAATACCATTTCTGGTATCAGAAGCCCTTCGGCTGTTCGCTGCTCCCTAGAGCAGTCACAAATTATACCATTTGGTGTGGCTCTTCCGCGAAAGGTGCGGCGCTCTTTGCCAAACAGTCAGTTAACCTTCTTGCGCCGAATCTCAATGACCACGATCTGGCCTTGTTCGACTTTGATTTCCGCCTGATTCCGGCGGTGGATGATTTCCTCAATCGCCCGAATTTCCTTCGCCGTCACTCTGGTCGCCGGTCTGGTTTCCGCTTCCATAGGCATTTCCTCCGTTCTGTTCGGCTTGCATTGCCTTTTCGATGTATGGCAGGCTCATCTTATATGCGACTTGCGGGTCTGAGAATGCGCCACATGTGGTAAACGCCAGTTCAGGAGCCAGTTTCTTGCAAGCCAACATCTGCGTCAATACCGTCACCTTCTGAGCGATATTCTCATAATTCCGCCGGGTAAACCGGATTTCCAGTGCCGAGAGTTTCAGGCTCAGATGCCCCATGTCCCGGCAGATACGCAGCACCAGCTTCAAAAATTCCTTTTCGGACTTTTTGAAAACCAGCTCCGTGTCCTTTGCTCTGGCTTCCGCTGCCGACCAGCCGTCCCGCATGATGACCGCTGATCCGGTGTCAGAGGTAGAAGTCCCTCCGTTCCGGTTTGGCATTCCACAGATGGTCAGCACCGTTTCATACATGCTGTCCACAAGGGTCTGCGTCTGGGTCTGGTTCATTTCAGAGGTCAGATATTGGATCTCCGCTTTCAGCGTTGCGTCAATATCCCTGAACTTGATTGCGCCCTCGTCCCGCAGTTTCTTGTAGTCCTCACTGCTGATGTCAACATTATGGAACAGCATCAGTGCTTGAACGAACTGCTCTACGCCGTCAATTCGGTTGCTCTCCGTCATGTTGATTGCGTCAAGCAACGGGATCACGATTTCAAACGCCCCTAAACGAGCCATGTTTGCCGGGTACTCCACAATCGGGATTCCCAAAATCTGATCTTCTGCGCGAATAACAGCCCATGTGTTCCAGACCTCGAAATACCTAGTTTCTGTCCAGCAGGAGAAAACGAGCGTTCCGTCCTCTTTTAGAACATACCGTACACCCATCATGGGTTTATGGCCAAGCCCCACAGAGTACACCACGAATGCGTATCTTGGGTCAAGGGTGAATATCTCAAAAGGAGCCTCGTCTTCCTCGACATCCGCCAGAACGTCCGGCAAAGTCATTCGATAAGAGGTACCGCAAGTGAAGAGCCAATCGGCAAGTTCCTTATCCTTTTCCGGCTTGTCTTCGGACAGCATATAGTCATTCAGTTTCAGCACTTCGGAGGAAATGTCTTCGTCCCCACCACGGCTTACGTACTGGATTGGTTCGCCGACCTGATAGGCCGATTTGAAAGATACGATCTCATTTGCTCGGTTCTCCACAACCATGTTGTTGATTTCCGGGCGGACTTCCTTCACACGGCTCAGAATTGGCTGTTCTCCCTTGTAATACCGGTACAGGTAATCAATCTCTGCCTGATTTTGCTGGTGCGTAAGCAGTGCCTTTCGTAGCACGTTGATGATATTCCCCTCGTTTATATCCGTAGCCTCGGTGTAAATCACCTGACGCCCGAATAACCGTCTGCTCTCCGTATTACGCACCCCCTTTTCCGGAAATCTATTTTCTCGTTTACCATTATACCACAGTGGCGGATGGTTGTCTACTTAATTCTCGTTCGTAAACCATCGGCTACTTTTGGACTAAAATGGTCTGCTGAAAACCTCTATAACCGCCCCGTTTAAGCTTTGGGCAAACTCAGCAAACATAGCCATTCCGTCTGGAACGTCATCGTGCTTATTCTTTCCCGCTACAGTGTAGGAACATAGCATATCCATCATCCTGCCGTAATCCGTGTTCCGCTTATACTTGCTTTCATCCAGAAACAGGCAGTGTTCCTTCACCCACGCCGAATTTACAATGATCTTTGTCTCTTTATTTGCCGTGGTGAACTTCGTCGTGATGTTTGTGATGCCACCCAGTTTCTTCACTTCGTCCTGAATCTTTTCAGCGATCCGGCGGCCAGCGGAGTTACTTTCAAACCGGCACATTTTCACCTTGTCCCGCACCAGAATATCCGCAAGGCGAATATCTACTGTGTCAGGGAGTCCATTGTCGCAGATGCAGTCACCGATGTAATAATCCTGCCCATATACATAGCCAACAGGGAGGAAAGCGTAGTCCGTTCCTTTGTCCTTGGTATCGCAGATGCCGATAATCGCATCCGGTTCCTTCTCTGGCAGTTCAAAGAAACGCCGCAGTTCCTCCGCATGGTAGACAAGTCCCTCCCGCTCTATGGGCTGGTTCATATACAGTGCTTTCCAGCTGACCGAATCCATAATATCCCGCTGTTCCCGGTAGAACTTGGTGGAGAACCCCACGCCAAACTCATAATCAAAATTGCTTTCGTCGTCCTCGTTCATGGCGGGGATGCGAATGAACTTCGCACGGGGGTTATTCTCATACTCCCGTTCCAGCCGCCCAATCACATCGTGAACGCTCCACCGGGTAGCAATATGAAGCTCTTTGCATTTGTCACCGATTTTACGCTGCCGCAGGTCGGTGGTGTAAGTCTCCCACAGCTTGTCAAGCCGCTCCTTGGACAGGGCGACCTCGATACCAGATACCAGATCGTCGCAGTACAGTAGGTTCGCCGCCCGGTACAGACCGGCATTGCCCGTCCCGATGGAGGTAAATTCCAGCGTCTCAAATCGCTGACGCTTATCAAGGTCAATTCGGCAGTCCTTTGCGTTGGTGCTGGACACCTGAACGGTAGGGAATACATCATGCCATAGATATTCTCCCTTCTGGTCAAACAGCCGGAGGCATTCGTCATAAACTCCCCGCACAAAGGAATTGGAGTGGCTGCCCGTCAGATTCGGGTTGTTTGGGTCGCGCCCAGCAATCCAGGTCAGCAGGAAGATTGCAAGCGTGGTCTTTCCTACGCCGGGGGGCAAACTAACCGCCAGCAAATCCAGCTTGTCATCCCCGCACAGCGCTTGTAGGGCATCAACCACGGGCTTTAATTGCTTCTTCCGTGGCTGATAAAACCGCTTTTTCGCCTGCCTATCCAGCTCCATATAGGTGAGATAGCTGTCAAAGTCATATGGAGCCTCAAATAATAGCCCACGCCGCCAAAGGCTGTAGAATCCCTCCACCTGAGACATGGGCACTTTATCCATCATTCGGTCGCACATATCCTTCAATTGTTTATTCGCCCGATGAGCCGCCGTGAAATCAGTCTCAGCCCATGCCTGACACAGGGAAAACAGGTCTTCATATGCCCCGATATCGCCCGGTCTGTTCTCGATAGCCACCAGAATGGAGGCTGACAATTTCTCATAATCCATACTCTCACCTCACAGAGCGTCAGCTTGTTCAAATGCTTTCAGCAGTTTTGGAAACTGGATTTCGAAGAAATCCACCATTTCCTCGTTTTGCGCCCAGTAAGAGTTTTCAGCAAGGCCGCTTTCAAATAGAAATGCGTGAATGATCTCGTGCCGCTTCACCTTGTTCGTCTGAACCAGAAGGTTTTGCTTGCAATTTGGTTCCCCCTTGCTGTCTTCGTAATTTTCGACCAGCAGCTCTTTCGTGGTTTCATCACAGAAACCGTCACAATCCTTGAGCCTTGGCTCTTTGCTTCCCCGAATTACTGTAAGCGTATATTCTGCTCCCAAAACGTCGATTTTCATAAATTCCCTCCTGATACAAAAATAAGGGCTGCCCGTGCGTATCTCAGCACAAGCAGCCCTTCGGCTATGGCTCCCACCTATGGGAACATTTATTCACTTATGGGTTTGCCCCCCTATACATGCTTCATAAGCTCTATCAGCACGAATATGGGGAACAGAATAATTAGCAACACCCACATAGGTCAGACCTCCTTATTTCAGTTCGCAGTCATACAGCGCAACCAAAATGGCAATATTTTCTTTTGGTAATTCAACTCCGGGTTCATCAGCCATATCGGTGAGGCTCAAGAACTTCCCTGTAACCTTAGCCACGTCTAGAGGTTTGTACTCCTCTGCTTCTGCGACAAATTCGTCTTTCATTTGGCAGTGATATACAACTGTACGGTCTCCGTTCCGCAGAACCTGAACAATAAGCGTATTTCCGTTCTCCAAGGTTGACGCAGCAGTTTGACCAACAATAGAAACCTCGTCACCTTGTTTCAACGCATAGACATCAACATCTGCGGCAACTGTCGGCGCGTCGCCTTTCCCTCCACACGCCGTTAATGTCACGAGAAATACGATAATGGCGCTAATGCGCAATAGTTTTTTCATAATTATTCCTCCTTTTGGTCAATCACGATCTGATCTGCTCTTCTGGCACCGGGCTTACGCTCCTGAATGACTACCTCATAGCCCAGAACGTCCAGCATTTCGACTGCTTTGTCGAAGGACATGTTTGGGTTTGTTAGTCTAGCGCTGACTTCATTGGCTTTTTGCTTCCCTATCGCTTTCGCCATGGAAAGAAGCGTAACGCCTTTATCTCGCATTACCTGTCTGACCGCTTTGTTTATCTGCATTGGTGGCACCCCCCTATGTGTCTTTAATATACACCAGATATATTCGCATGTCAATATAATATTTAATAAATTTATTTTGTTTTATTATTGTGCCTGAGTGGCGCTTCTATAAATTTTATTTCCGCCTTTTTATCTTTTGGAAGATTTTCTGAATGGTGAAAGGCTCTTTTTCTTTTTTCGGGATTTTTCGAGAAGGAGAGGGGCTTTTTATTTTTGCGGGTACTTGTGGGCAGCGGCATTCCTTATTTTTTTGTGCGTGACATTTTTGGCTTTGTGATAGCTTCCTGATATGACATTCCGCACTTTTTTACCCTGTAATATACCGCTGGCTCTGTGATTCCGTATATTTTACACCACTCAGACAGCCTTTTCGTCTCTCTGCCTATTTCAATTCCGAGAACACCGTCTTTTTTCAAGGCAATTTCTGGTGGAACTCCATTTCGTATTCTTTTCAGAACAGTTTCCTTTTTAATCCCATTTTCTGCGCATTTTATTCTGAAATCCTTGTCAACTTTGCACTTTACGGCCTCTGCTACAGCCTCTTCAAAAGAACATCCAGCGTGTATCCGTCCGCTCATGACAGAATAATTCAGCCCAGTTCTTTTGCAAAAATCAGGAAGGGTTTCACCGTCATACAGCTTTACATTCCGCTTGTTCTTATTCTGATCGCCTCTGGGTATCCAGCGACAATTTTCGGGAGAATATCCCTTGTCGTTGTCAATTCTGTCTATTGTAAGCCCTTTTTCATACCCATTCTGGTTAGCCCATTCAACAAATGCCATAAAATCGTGTTCCCATTCATCGCACATTTTAATTCCTCTTGCGCCGTAATTGGGATAGTTTTTATCGCTCTCATGGTTGCACCGTGCTTTGATTCCTTCCCACCTACTATATAGCTCGTGGTCTTTGTATCTTGGCTTTTTTTGTTTTTCAACGATTTTTACGGGAGCACTTTTCACGCGCTGGCATTTGCAAATTCCTTTGTTCTTGCCTTTTACATAATCTTTCCCGTTGTGCGTCTGCTTTTCAAGGCCGCAGTGGACACAGCGCAGTGTCCACACCTGCCTGTGGTTGTCCCAATCGTAATCAACTTTTTCAACCCTAAAACAGCCATAAATCGTTCCAACCCTTGCCTGATAGAACATTTCTTGCTCTGCTTGTAAATATTTCATCCAAATCACCTCACATATATTATAGCGCTTTTTTTGTTTTTTTCAATATTTTTTAAGTGTAGTGGGATGATAATTGGCTACGTCGGTACTAGGTAGGCTAACCGCCCAGCAATCCGCCTGGCCATATCCCCCGCCCCCGGTGCTATCCAGCAGCAGCCGGAACCGCTGGACGGTGCCGGACGGCACAAGATCCAGGAAATGCAAGCTGTCCACGCTATGCAAACACATTTTGACCGTATCGGCATGAACGGCAAAACGAACGCAACAAAATAAATATTTTGTTGCGTTCAAGACTACAAAAGAATACGCCAAAATGCAATATTTATTGAAAATGTTCTGATTTCTCCGCGTTTTGTGGTGTTTTCGTGTCCTTGTATCGTGGACTAGGCGTATGTACTTGTGCTGTAGACATTTATGCTATTATGTGCGCATATAAAATACGGCAGAATCTGAACCATGATACATAAAATATTTTGCATTTTCCTATTGACAATACAAAATATATTGTGTATAATGTTCACGTAAACAAAAAAGCGCCCCCGCAATCCTACCACAGACCGGGAGCGCACCACACAAGGAGGCACCGCTATTATAGCACGGCCTCCGCAGAATTACAAGGAGGAAATTAAAATGTTAAAAACCAACAGCAAGCAAGCCGCCGAAAATATCCGGGCCTATATCGTGGACGGGTTCACGCCGGAAGGATACACCGACAACCCGCCGCAGGATTTCGCCGGGATCGCCGCTTTCATCCTGGCCACGTTCCGCAATGAAAAATACTGGTGTCTACAGGACGTCCGCTATTATCACGGCTGCGAAGAGCTAGCCTCCCGGGACTGGTGCGCAGGGCTGGCCGGGGTCCTTGATACTTGTTATTATTATAACCGTTCTGCGGTCGATGACCTCGGCGCAATCCTGGAGGAAACCGCCCAAGAAAAAGCCCGGTACACTGAACAGCAAGCCGAACAGCTTTTAACCGATTTGATTTACCGGGAACTTCTGAAAGGAGCGTCGAAAAGATGAGAAAATACACGTTGAAAGCGCTCCGGGAGCTTGTGCGGCTCGGAGTGGCTGAGGATTACACCAACAAGCCCGCCGAGAACCTTTACACGCTCCGCAGGCTTGAAAAGGTGGGCTATTCTTCCGGGGTTTATGGCCTTAACGGCGGATTGGTCGAAGATACCGAAACCGGGCAGTTATACGCCATTATCGGGCGTTGTTCCAACCTGTTTATCTTGTTTTAAGGGGGTGTAGCCGTGGCACTGCTTGCAATTCTGGTTTTCCCGCTGCTGGTGCTGGCGGAGCTGCTGAAGATCAGCAAATAATGTGCAAGCCGTCCGGGCATTGTCCGGGCGGCTTTTCTTTCTGTCCGCGTCCAGATCAGGCGCGGCGTTGTCCGTTTGCCCTGCCAACGTGGCGGGGCTTTTCTCTCGCTATACCCTGTAAGGCTCTCAGCGGCTTTTTAAGCGGTTTTTATCCCGGCAATATAAATTAACGTTAAACATCGTTCCCGCCTCAAAATTGGCACGTATGGACGCCACGCAATGCCGCGCGGCATTTTATGCAGCGCGTGGGGTGCTCAGCGCCCGCCGTTGCCCCGTTCCCCGTGCCGGATATGCCAGGATACCCCCGCAGCTTTTCGCCCGTCTGATCGCTTTCTACACCCTCCGGCGTTCTGCCCTCTGTGGCGGTGCAGGGGTTACAGCCCACGATCCACCGGAGGCAACCCCGGTTCCGGCCACATTTCCCGTCAGTTTTTTGCGCCAGGGCTGAAAATCCCCGCAAGGCGCCCAGCTCGTGAGCCATAGTCGCAAAGTCGCGGCCGAAAATTCCCGTTTCATAGTCGCACCATAGTCGTTTTGAAAGTCGCTAGCCATAGTCGCAGAAAGTCGCCCCGAAAGTCGAAAGACCTCCGGGGCGTTTTCATAGTCGCTATAGTCGCCGGGTCAAAGTCACTCAAGTTTCCGCCCGCACACCGGGCAGAAGTTCCAAGTCACCTGCATTTGTCGCCCGTTATGGGCAACCACGTTGAATGTTTCCGGTTTGTTCAGACACACTCTGCAAAAGTCGCAGGCGGGTTTCCTGACACCGCCCTCCATCAGCATCCGGATTTGGGCAACCTCTGTGCACATTCGTTCGATGGCGTATTCCGTCTTTAATCTCATTCCGTTCCCCCCTCCGCGTCAATGATAGTCGCACCGCTCCCGCGAACATCTTCCAGATACTTCTGCCGCAGCTTCTCCGGGTCTGCCCGCTCTCCAAGCGGATTATCAGGCTTTAAGACAACTTCCTGCTGGTCTGTGTAGTTCATATTGTTTTTCATCAGAAAAATTCCGGCAACGGGGTTAATCTTGCCATTTTGCATGAAATCCTCCATCTGAGCGTTGATTAAATCCCGCGCTTTTTTGATGGTGTCACGAATAGGGCAGCTTAATTTCCTACTTTCCGGGTGATCGTTGCACCATCTCCACATAGTCATCCTGTCCACACCGAAAGCTAAAGCGAATCCTGCAAAGGTAGGTTTCATATCATTCTTAGCACAAAGGTCAAAATAATCGAAACATCTTTTCTCTACAGCTTCCAGATCATTCATATCCGGTGTTTTCCATTTCATGATAGTCATGGAATGGTTAATATACTTGGTGTTGTCTCCTGGTTCCAGATCAGGAACTTGATAAGGCTTCTTTTTGAGTTTATTGCTTTCCGCCAAAGTAGTTGTCCTCCTTTACTATCTTAGCAGATTTACTTATATCTGTCTCTTATACACATCTCCGAGCCCACGAGACAAGAGGCAATCT